ACCATTTTTTTCTCCTTTTTGTTTCCAGACTTGCCACTGGATTTGTGGGTTACGTCCCCACCGAAGTGGGGATGGCTCACCTATTGTTTGATACTTATTTATAATCCGACTTTTTTCTCTAACTCAATTTCCCTGAGAACCTCTTGATTGAGATCGTGGGTGTAATTAACTGGAACGCTAATATCAGAGTTCATATGGTTGAAACATAAATCCCTACCGTTTTGATCGTTGCTGTAAAACAAGGCTGGGTTAAAGCAGTTAATTATGTTTCCACTAAAATCTCTTAATTGCCCCACACACTTGTCAGGGGATTCTGTTTTCACAAATTCCCACCAGTCATCCGGTTCTGTATCGATACGGTAATCATCAAATTCAACCGTGGCATCTTTTCCGTAGATATCCTCATCGGGTATAGCCTCGATTTCATATCGCATTAATCTATTGTTCATGGTCAGGAATCCAAGAGGTTGCCCATCTCTGAGAACTGTTGGTTCCATCCAATTTCCCATGCCGACCATCCAGAAACTTCTCCATTGTTTTATGCGTTCCAGAAGCTCATCATAAGAGTCCACCGAGATCATCTCCGGATCGGTTATCGGAGCATATTGTGCGAAATCGGGGTTTCCGCTTGTTGTCAAAACTGTTGTCCATTTCATTGCATTTATCTCCCTTTTTTGTTTTCCTTTAAAGTGTGCAATCTTCAATTTTTTTTGTGAAAGCCTTGTCAATATCCTTGAAATCCATGATTCGTATATCGTAGCAATCTTCGGCTAAAATCCAAGTCGTCATTTCTATCTGGTTGAAATAATCAGCCCAAGTTCCGATTGCCTTCACATATAATCCTTCGCCTTCTTCGCCATCTGTATCCCTATAGAGAATCCCATCAATGTCCTTACCTTGTCCCCATACGTCATATTGAACATACTTTGCTGTTTCCATATCTCTCTCCCTTTTTTGTTTTGGTATCCCTGACTCCCTTGCGGGAGTTTCGTCCTTCGTGGACTCTTCAGAGGGAGGTGGAAACCAGAGGCTCGACGAATCGGGCTACTGGCTTTCCCGTCTTGGCGACCTCTGCCGCCTCCTTCTCGGAGGTGCAGATAATCGTCTGGGTCAATCCTGGTCCCCAGGTTACCGCCCAGGAGAAGCCTCCGAAGCGATTGAGGAACCTTGTTGTTGTTGTCATTTTGATCTCCCTTTTTTGCTATTTAATTGTCCCGACATGAGAATAATATAATAAAGTATAGGGGATTGGAATAGTTTATATACCTTATTTTGGCTATTTTCGGACGAATATCAGCAATATGGGCATATTCCGGGTTTTAAGGTGGTTTGAAGGCGTAATATTTATAATGTCTTAATCCCAGACCCCAAAAACCCCCTTTAGGGGTTTTGGGGGTCTTCTTAACATAATGATCGTAATGCATAATGCATAATGCGGAATCTGATACACTTCCGACATGGAAACAATATCGATTGAACTGCCCGGGATACCAGGTTCTTTAACCAAGAACGGAAGGCGGCGATCCCACTGGTCTACTCAACAGAAAGCCACTAAGCAATTACTGGAAGATTCTATCTTCCTCATCCGCTATGCGATCCAGGAAGAATCTCCGCCATCAGAACCGTGGACAAAAGCGAAAATCCATATTCATCAGAAGTGGTCTAATAATCCCCTGGACTATGAAGGTCTCGCGTCCGGCGCGGCGCCGATCGTTGACGCGTTCACCCATGTCGGGATCATAGAGGATGATTCCCCGCGGTATATATGTTCCTATACCATGTCAGAGGAAAAAGTCCCGAAACAAGCCCAGAGGGCTATTGTCGTGACGGTATCCAGAGCATGACGTGTCTGCACTACTGGGTCTGTGAAATGCCCAATGGTCCCGATACCAGGGCAACGTGTAAGAGATGCAAAAGGAAAACCGTTTTCAATAACGATGAAAGCAAGCTGAAAAGATGGCGTAGGAATCCCAACAATGGGAGCGTTACCGAGATTTATGACATAATCGTGGGAAGTGGTGGGTATTATAAATAGCGGTATTAGTAATAACACATGATGCAGACGTAGGAATTTAAATAAATGAAATGGCGATGGACTGCTCTAATCGTATATTTAACAATATGTGTCTACGATTTCATGATAGTCCCCATCTATTACGGGGTTGCAAGGGTGGGGTTAGACTTAACTGATTACATGAGTCATTTACAGGAAATCGACGATCCATTAGTACAGATGGAATATTTAAAGAAACTGGTATCCCAGCATGAACCTTTCACATTGAAGGGGGGCGGGTTATTCCACTTATCCTTTGGCGCTATCTTGACGGGAAGTAGCGTGATGGGCAAGAAAGATTAGATTGTGAAAATCTCAACACTCACCGAGAGATGCGCTATGCACAAACAACACAAGATATCAATATATGTGGATATTACGGATGCCCAGAGGGACATGGTTGAGGGGGCTTTAAATGGATTCCTCAATACCTGGGACCAAAAATATTTTATTAAATCGGTACGGGAAAACCAGCCCGGGTGATCCGGTAAACATAAAGAGGTTATTATGAAAGTACGAGACAGGATCAAGGAATTACGGCGGGTTCCGGCATCGGAATTAATACCGAATCCCAAGAACTGGAGAACCCATCCTATCGCCCAGCAAGACGCCCTCAAAGGTGTTCTTGCTGAGGTTGGTTATGCCGACGCATTAATCGCCAGGGAGACCCCGGAGGGGCTGATGCTGGTGGATGGGCATCTGCGGGCGGAAACCACGCCGGATGCAGAGGTGCCAGTCCTGGTACTTGATATCAATGAAGCCGAGGCAGATCTGATGTTAGCAACCCTCGATCCCCTGGCGGCAATGGCGGGGCGGGACGAGGGACTGTTGGATGATTTATTATCGACGGTCTCGTCTGACAACGATACGGTAAATGCCCTCCTCCAGACTCTGGCGAACGGGTACGAACCGTTGACGTTAATAGAGCCGCAACCTCCAGATGAGGGATTTGACGTTGATGATGCCCTGGAGGATGTAGAGGCGGGCGATTACGAGCCGATGGTACAAAGGGGCGAGGTATGGAGTCTAGGGGAACACCGCCTGATGTGCGGCGACGCCACATCAGAGGACGATGTGCTTGTTCTTTTGGGTGGGAACATTCCTAACCTTATGATTACTGACCCACCCTATGGCGTATCTTATGAGCCAGAATGGAGGGCTGAATGGAGAGATGCCAGTGGGGGGCGTTTGGGAAAGGTTACGGGCGACCATAAAGCTGATTGGTCGGATGCGTGGAATTTGTTTTCTGGTGATGTAGTGTATTGCTGGTCTGCGGCTGGTGCAGACTGTATTGTGTCGGGTCTGGCTCTTCAGTCTGCGGGCTTTGAGATTCGGGCATCTGTCATGTGGCGTAAGCCCCACTTTCCTATTTCAAGGGGGCATTATACCTTTCAACATGAACCGTGTTGGTATGCGGTCAGGAAGGGGCGACAGGCGGGATGGATTGGTCCTGCAAACGCCTCGACGGTATGGGATATAACATTAGACAAGAATGTCTCGCCCGACGCTCCAGACGGTGGACACAGTACGCAAAAGCCGCTGGAGTGTATGGAGCGTCCTATGTCCTATCACGACGGAGATGTATATGACCCTTTCGTTGGTTCTGGAACGACCATTATTGCCGCCGAGCGTCTGGGTCGTCGGTGCTATGCGATGGAGATTGAACCACGATACTGCGACGTCGCGATCAAGCGGTGGGAAGATTACACGGGACAGAAGGCGGTGAAGGTTTAATATTATGCCAAGACAAAACGGTGACGCGATTGCCCGAACCCAGCGCAGAATGCGCGTCCTCCAGGCGAAGGTTGCCGGGGCATCCGTGCGGCAGATCGCAGAACAGGAGAACCTGTCAGTTGCCCAGATCCAGAAGGATGTCCAGCGATCCCTGGGGGAACTCGCAAGGGAACATGTCGGACATGCTGATACGCTACGGGCAATGCAGATGGAGAGATACAACCAGCTACTCCTCCGGTGGTATCAGCCCGCGTTGAATCAAGATCCTGACGCGACAAATATAGTGCTGAAGATCATGGATAAAATCTCCCAGATCAACGGCATCATTCCGGATAAATCCACGATCCAGATCCAGCAAAATTCCTTCAATGTGAACGATACCCCTGTAACCTTTGTAATAGAGAATGCCAATGCAACAGACAACAATCCGATACCAGCGCCCGAACCTGTACTCGAAGCAGGAGCGGGCGATCTTCAGTCCTAAGAGATACGCGGTAATCGAGGGCGCAACCAAGTCCGGAAAGACTGTCGCCTGTCTCAGCTGGATTATTGAACAGGCAATCCGCGGCAGAGCCGGGCAACAGTACTGGTGGATCGCTCCTGTTTATCCCCAGGCAAGGATCGCATTCCGGCGCCTTCGCAGGGGTCTCTCACAAGACCTGTATACTGCCAATGAGTCCGAGCTGACTGTCAGGCTCGTTAACGGTTCGACGGTGGCTTTTAAATCCGGGGAGAAACCCGACAACCTGTACGGTGAGGATGTTTATGCGGCGGTGATCGATGAGGCTTCGAGATTAAGGGAAGAAGCCTGGCATGCCGTGCGCTCGACCATGACCGCCACCAGGGGACCTATCAGGATTATCGGGAACGTGAAGGGACGCAAGAACTGGGCTTATATCCTGGCACGCCGGGCGGAGACCGGGGAGCGGGGATGGCATTATGCAAAGCTGACCGCATTTGATGCCGCTGATGCCGGGGTAATCGAGACCAGTGAGATCGAACAGGCTCGCTCCATGCTACCTGAGAGCGTATTCAAGGAGTTATATCTTGCAGAACCCAGCGACGACGGGGGAAATCCTTTCGGGATGCAGGCGATCCGGGACTGTATTGCCCCGCTTTCCCGACAGTCTCCGGTATTATTCGGTGTTGACCTTGCCAAGAGCGTGGATTATACGGTCTCGATCGGGCTGGACGCGGAGGGTCGTGTTGCGTCCTTTGACAGGTTCCAGGAACCATGGGAGGAAACCTGCCGCCGCCTTGCGACAAGTATTGGATATACCCCTGCGCTGGTTGACTCTACCGGGGTCGGAGATCCCATCGTCGAGAGATTACAGCGGGAACTTCCAAACGTTATGGGCTTCAATTTCTCATCATCCTCCAAGCAGAAACTGATGGAAGGTCTGGCTCTTGCAATCCAGACTCAGGATATCTATTACCCGGATGGTCCGATCGTTACGGAACTCGAGGCGTTTTCCTATGAATACACAAGAACCGGGGTGAGGTATTCGGCGCCGGGGGGACTGCATGATGACTGTGTTATGGCTCTGGGTCTTGCCGTCCATGCCAGGACTAATGTCGCAGGGGTGGGAGTATGGTGATGCATCATATTGTTAGCCTTTCCGGTGGGAGCGCCTCTGCGGTGGCGGCAGATCGGGTTATTAATAGATATGGCGCAGAGAATGTGACCCTATGGTTTGCGGAAACTCTATGGGAAGATGATGATTTATATCGATTTCTTGAAGATCTGGAAAACAAATGGGATAAAAAGATTATCCGATTTGTTGATGGGAGAACTCCCTTACAGGTATCAGAAGACCAGAAGTTAATTCCCAGTTCTTATGCCGCACCATGTAGCTATTATCTTAAACAACTTCCATTTAGGAAATTCCTACAAAAGCATGCCAAGCCAGTGACGGTCTACCTTGGACTCGATTTCACCGAAGAACACCGTCACGCTAAACCAAAAGAAATATATGAATCTATTGAAGGAGTATCAGTAGATTTCCCATTAATGTGGGAACCACTACCTTATATGGGATACACAAAGACAATCGAGGAATGGGGGATTGAAATACCTCGCTTATACAAGATGGGATTTCCTCACAATAATTGTGGAGGAAGGTGCGTAAGACAAGGGGCGTCTGAATGGATACGCTTGCTAAAGCATTTCCCAGAAAGATTCCAAGAGGTCAAAGAGTGGGAAAAATCCAATCAAACCCCTGGCTCTCCAAGAGAAAACAGGACAATAATAACCATGACAAAAAAAGGTATAAAGTCCCCGTTGTTATTAGGTGATCTTGAGAAACAAAACAAAACAACTCAAGCAGATATGTTCACTTACCAAGGTGATTCGTATGGATGTTTCTGTGAATACTAAAATGGAAACAAAAGAACTCCGCTGTTCGGACTGCGGGAAACTCCTGGCTGAGAAGGCAGGGAAGGGAACCGTGATCGTCTGCAACAGATGCGGAACAAAGAATGAGGTGGCTTGATAATGCAGATTGACCTGACCCCTCACGAGATGCTGATCGCCATAACAGCGATCAAGCGCTACTGGGTAATGGAGGATACGGCAGAGGCTACGGCGTCCAAGCTGGATGACGCATTGAAATTCATGCACCGATCCTGTCCCGGCGGATGCGGTAATGCGGTTTATGATGATCCTTCCATTGCAGGGAAAAAGTATTGCGGACTGCCGGAATGTGAAAAGGGTGATGGGATTAACTTTCCGGAATATAAAGGACAGTACGCGGATGACCGTATGAGATTCCAGAACCGGTTTCTGAAAATTAAACAATTATGTGAGGACCATCCCGAATACTCACTTGTGAGAATTGGGGACTTTTGCAATCTGAGCGGCTCCAGGGTCAGCCAGATAATCAAGAAATATAACAAATTGAATCCGCTCAATCCGATCATTTTTCCAGATAGCCGATATAAAAAGAAAGATGAGCTACGAGGAAGGCACCGAGCATGACCAATGAGCCGGGTACGGAGAAGATAGAACACAGACTAGCAATGGAGTGTTCATCATCTGAGTGTCAATGTTCATGCCATCTGTGTGCAATGTGCCAGGAGCCGTTAATGCGAAAGTATACGCCAGCACCAGGAGCCGCCGCCCTCCAGTATTGTGAAAGCTGTAATTATCGTGTTTCCCGTACTGTCCGGATGTATCGAGTCGACCAGAACGATACATATATGGGCGGATTAAATGATGAATGCACAAAGGCTCCCTGAGGTTACATTCAGGTTACATTCAGGTTACATTCAGGTTGAAGCAGAGACAATCAAGCAGTAAATATGAGCGGGCATTGATGTTGTCCTGTTAAAATATCTCCGTCTGTGGTATCGGATTGGATTGACGCGCTTTATAAAAATCTGTATTTTAAATAACAGGGTAAATCCCTCCAATGTGGTCTCGCCATGTACCCGAAAGGCAACGGGGGAATATGGCGATCTGGAACATGTTCACAAAAGCAACTGACGCGGAGGTTTCCGCATCGGTTCCGCTCGTCAATGATCTTTCGCAGGTCCAGTATCCAACCGATAACTATGAGAACTTCGCATCCCAGGGATACGGTAAGAATGAAATCGTCTATGCGTGTATCCGGGAACTCGCTGATGGTGCCGCGTCCCCCCGGTATTACGTCGGGATGGACGGACCGGATGGCGGCATTGAGGAAATCGAAGACAGTCCCCTTGCGGCAATCATAAAACAACCGAACCAGAATGATGATTTTTATCAATTCATTGAAAGAATAGTCACGTTTCTCCAAGTTTCCGGAAACGTTTATATCCTGAAAGAACGGGATAGAACAAACCAGGTAGTCAAGCTCTGGCTTTTGCGTCCGGATCGGGTCTCAATTGTCCCGCAGGACCGCGGGCAGAACGGTTATGTTTATTCAATAGACAGCAAGGAATATACACTGGCACCGGAGGATATATCCCACCTTGCGCTTCCGAATCCTTCCGGGGATGTTTACGGATTATCGCCCCTTCATATTCTCGCGAGGACTGTTAACCTCGATCTGAATATGGGCGATTTCGCCAAGATGTATTTTCAGAATGCCGGGGTTCCTTCCGGGTTGCTGAAGATCAAGCGCCGGCTGACCTCCCAGGACGAAGCCGAGAGGATCAGGGCGCGATGGCGTTCAACCTTTGGCGGCTCAAACAATATGCACAAGGTCGCTGTCCTGGATGACGACGCCGAGTATCAGCAGATGGCATCCTCTCCCAAAGATATGGCATTAACAGAAATGCACTATATGACTGAATCGAGGATCTGCGCCGTGTTCGGTGTTCCCCCGATTCTGATCTCAGCGAATGTGGGTCTGGCAAGGTCTACCTTTGCCAACTACCGGGAGGCGCGTTTCAGCTTCCATTCGGAGACCCTGGAACCCTTGATCAAGAGAATCATCCGATTCCTCAACAGATGTCTGGAATATGAATTTCCAGACAGCGGTTCAGTATATGCCGACATGGCGGAGATGCGGGCATTCCTCGACGATTCGGATTCCCAGAGTGCCAGGGCGGCGAGCCTGTTTGGTGCCGGGATCATAACCCTCAACGAAGCGCGGGAACTCGTGGGGGCTGACGCGATAGACGACGGGGATCTCCGCAGAATTCCCAGCAATATAATCGAGTCCGGTGATATGGAAGCCCTACCGGCTCCCGCTCCACAGTTGCCCGCCCCGGTGGACGATGAGGAATCGGCAATTCTGGGCGTATCCAAAGCCCCGCGGGTCGCTCCAAGAGCCGCCCAGTTGCGGAGGGCGCTTCTGAAGGATCGGGAAAGCCTCACGGATCGGCTCGAATCTGATGTTGAGCGATATTTTAAACGAATCAAAAGCCGTGTTGACGGGATTGTTGGAAGATACCTGGAAAGAAATACTGACGAGCAGAAGGATTTCCCTGTTTCATTCTCGAATCTTTTGCCGGATGATGCGGAAAACAACCTTGCAGAGATCCTGTATCGGAATTTCATCCGTACTACTAAGTCGACATATTCCCAGATAAACGAATCCGGCATGGCTGGAGTCCTGGAATGGTCTGAGAAACTCCCTTCGGTTGCCGCGATAACAAGCGGGGCATCCGCCAGGGCGAAGATGATTCACAACACAACCAACAAAGCATTTCAGAAAGTTGTCGGAGTTGCCCTCGAGAGGGGATATTCCATTGAGCAATTAGCCCGGGGAGTTCCGGCTGACAAGTTCCCCGGAATCAAGAGTCTCGCAAATGAAACAATTAAACGGTCGCGTCTTATTGCCCGTACTGAGATTATGAGAACGCAAAACCTGTCATCCATCTCCCATTACAAGGAACAGGGTTTCGAGTATATGCGGGCTGATGATGTAGACGGAGACCCTAACGACAATTATGTGCCTGATGGAGACCCGTACGGACGCACTTGTGCAGAACGTCACGGACAGATTTACCGCGCAGATGATGCCGCCCTGATTGTCGACCATCCTAACGGAACATTGAACTGGGAACCGATGCCGAGAAATTACAAACCCGAAGAGGTTATAGCATGATTCACAAAACCGAAGAATCCGAAATCAAGGTGATTGACGACGCGGAAGGCGTCATCGAGGCATTTGTTAACACGATGGGAACGAAGGATAAGGACGGGGATATTATCGAGCCGTCGGCTTTTGATAATTCCATCAAGAACAATCTCCCGATTCCATTCCTCATGGGACACGATCACGGGCAACTGGTCGGAAAGGTGATTGATGCCCAGCCGATACAGGTCTCCGACGATGTATGGCGGCTGGGAGCAACTATAAAGATGAACATGAACACCCAGGCGGGACGGGACGCGTTCTCGAATATCTCCGGGGAATTTATAAAGGAATATTCAGTCGGTTTTAATATTCCGGATTCCGGGGTGACCCAGGAAGGGCGCGGAAATACCAGCATCAGAAGGATCGCGGAGTTGGACTGGGTGGAAACGTCCGGCGTAGTCCGGGGGGCATCACCCGATACAGCCACGATCTCAGCGAAAGCCGATAAGGCGAATCGACCTATTCCCCGACATTCCACTGAGACAACATCAGGACCGTGGAGCGGGGTCGAGAACCGGGCGGGGTTATCAGGGACCGCAGATGCTCTCCGGGAAGCCTATGCCTGGGTTAACCCGGCGGGGAAACCTGACGCAAAAGGATCTTATAAATTTATCCATCACCATGTGAAAGATGGGAAGGTGGGCGCCGCAAATATCCGGGCATGTTCCGGGGCGATCGGTGTCCTGAATGGTGGTCGTGGCGGGGCAAATATCCCGAAAGCCGACAGGGAGCAGGTTTACAGGCATTTGCAAAAACACATAAAAGATGCGGGGAAAGAAGCCCCGGAACTTTTGAGCACCTCGCGGGTATGGACCAGGGTTCGAAATATCGAAACGGCAAACTGGAAAGAACTCGTTGAGGATTTGAGTGAAGACGAGGTTACCGCTTTGGCGGTCGCCCTCTTAGATGAGGAAGGAAATACTCCGACAGAAGCGAACGATGAAACCGCGGAATCTGCCAATGTTGAAGATAACGACAACGCCGAATCAGACGTTGACGAAGTCTTCGATGCTGACGCCGCCAGGACTGAATTGCTCGCAAATGCCCAGAGACAGCTTTCTCTCCTCACGGCTATATTAGAAAACAGAACATCAGTTCAGGAGGAATAACTTGAACACCAAGGAAATGAGAGAAAAAGCTGGCGGGCTTTTAAAAACAGCGCAAGAGTCACTCGATACGGGTGATGTTGGGCAATTCGAGAAGATCATTCTCGATGCTCAGATTATGATGAAGGAGGCGGATGAAATTGAGGAAGCGCAATTAAAATTGAAGGCTCTTTCGGGAGACTTTAATCAGCCTCTGAATACAGTTCCGATAGCATCAAAAGACGTTGAGAAATACAACACCGATGATACGACCCGGAATACCAAGGCTGACTACAAGCCGCAGACCTGGATCAAGGGTCTACCGGCGATGTCGCAACCGATCTGGGTGCAGGAGCAATGCGGGGAAAACATTAAAGACCATGCTCGATTCCAAAAAGATACCTTTATGAAATGGATGAAAGCACCGTCCGAAGTTGCCTTCCAGATGACTGCAACTCCTGATGAACAGAAGGCGATGCAAGAAGATACTGACGCAGAAGGTGGTTTCTTCGTACCGGAGGAGTTCATTAACCAGGTTGTGCATGACCCAGGAGTTCCGGGTGGACGATTGCGCCCGTACTGTAACGTTATTCGTGTTGCCAGTAAGGACGGATATATCCCTGGGATTGCATCTGCAAGCTGGGCGGCGATCGCAGAAGAAGCCGCATACAGCGACCAGACTCCGGTAACATCGCAGATTGCGTACAGTCTTGAGAAGTCGGGCGGGTTGGTCAAGGTCACGCGAGAACTGCTTGACGACTCCGCCGTTAACTTGCCAGCTATGCTGTCGCAGATATTCCAGGAAGCCGCGGGTAGATTTGAAGATGTGGGAATAATCAGCGGAAACGGCACGACTCAATATGCTGGGATAATGGGCGCCAGTCCTTCTGATTACACGATGGCGAATGCCACCAGCGTTGTCGCCGCCGACTTGACCGGAATCTACTTCACCCTTGAGGAACAGTTCAGGTCTAATGCCAGTTGGATAATGAAATCCGCAATTGCGGCACTCATAACGAGTATCG